TCCGCCACCCGCAGCTCTTACTGCATCAGCGGTAAATACGAATTCATTATTTGATAACATTGCAGGAATGTCATCCGCTCTTTCTTTTACACCAATTGGCGGTACAAATCCACCTGTTTCTCTAAAATCCATTTCTTTAACTCCCGCTTGATTTTCTCTAATAGGTACTTCAGAACCCATTGCATATTTATTTCTAACACCTATTATTCCACCATCTTTTTTATTTTCGGGAATACCCAACATTTGTTTAATTTCAATAATTGCATCTGGATAATCATTTGGGTTACTTAATACCTTATGGAGATTTTTAAAATCTACATTTTTTCCACCTTCTTTACCTAATACTTTATATAATCTACTTAAGTCTTTTGAACTAAATCCGGGTATGTAATAAGATAATTTATCATTTAATATAGATTCCATGTCTTCAGGTTGATCAGTAGTTTCATCTAACATAATACTTGGTATTCCAATATCTCTACCGTTTCTCATGTCTTCATCTGGTTCTGGAGAACCAATTGCATAATTAACTCTACCACCGTCTTTTAATCCAAAAGCTTCTGGTGTTAATATTTGCGAATAATAATCTGTATATCTTGCTTTATCTGCATTATACATTTCTTCAGTATATTCATCTGCATCATCTACCAGCTCTGCTTCTTCCGCTAATTTTTTAGCCTCAATATAACTTGTAGCTCCTGCAATTGTTGCACCTATTGCAAGTTTATCAATTTGTGTTTCTCCTGGTGATCCAGGTATTGGTTTTGTATAAATATCTTTTAATGCTTTACCACCTAAATCTTTTAATGCTTGAGTTTTTTGTTGTATATCACCTTTTAAAACTTTACTAAATAAATCTGTATACCCTTGTGTGCCTTGTTTAGTTATTTGTTGAGTTGCTGTTTCTAATGGTTTAGAAGTCAACATCTCACCACCTAGAGCATCACCTGATCCAAATGGTGGTTCTACAAACTGACCATAGTCACCGCCACTAACAGTAGTAATTTCTTGTGTAGGTGTTTTTGCAAACATCTTACCAAAACCTGTTTCTGTTCCAATAGGTGAACTACCTAAGCTTCTAATACCTGACATAAGACCACCAGAAAAATCTGCTCCAGCGAATGGGTTAATACCTTTTTGAAATCCTGCTCCACCTAAATATCTAGCAGCTTGTCCACCACCATAAGTTAATAAACCTGATTTTAATGATTTACTAATACTACCTGTTTGATCAAACCCACCAATGCCTGCCATACCTGCTGCAAGTAATGGGTTAAATGGTGCTACAAATGGAGCAGCTTTAGTTGCTACTTCAGCTATTTCATTAGGTATAATTTTTCTAATAGTTTTTTTAATAAAACTTCCTAGACCAAATCTCTCTCTACCATTTACAGAAGGCATTCTACTTCCGATATTATATAATTCTCTTGACATTTGTCCTCTCGACATTGGCATTATTCTGATGCTGCTCCTAATGGCGGCATTGCTGCTACCTTAATTTTTAATGATCTAGTTATATCTTCTTTTGTAGTAATTGTCGACGGATTTTTAATATCCTCTTCAGCTTCTTGATCAGAGTTGTACTCTTGATTAGTTCTAGTATTTCTTAAAACTACTTCAGTTTCACATTTTACAACAGGTACTTTCTTACCATTTATTATTGTGTAGTTTACTGAACCTTCTTCTTTAAATGCCATTTTTTCTCCTAGTCTCTGTTAATTTCTAATATACTTACAAAACCTTCTATTGATCCTCCAACAGAAGCTTGTACTCTTAATACATCATTTTCTTCCAAAATTAAAGACCCAGATATCATATTTTCAAAAGTTTTAGCTGCAATTACTTTGTGTGATATTTCATATTCCGTAGTAGCTGAATTGTCATATACAAATACTTCTAATTCAGGGTTAGATCCAGCGTGATTATTAGCTTGTATTGTTTTAACAATCGCTCTTGAATTTGATGGTGGAGTGTAAACATCTGTTTTATCTGTGGTCGCTAAATCAAAAAATGCATTTTTATATATGTTTGCCATTAGTTAGTTTGCTCCGTAAACCAAGTAAACCTTTCAGTCTCTTGTTTAAGTTCATCTAAAAATGTTGAATTCAATTGTTCTGTTATCAAAGCAATAGCTCTGTTAATTTGTTTTTGGTTAGAAACATCATATTCTTCTTTTGGTTCAGGTATTCTAATTACTATCTTTGCCATTATCTCCTACCATCCGGTTGAATATCTAATCTCATTGTTCCAAATCTCCAAGACTCAGAATTAGAATCATTTTCAATTTTAATATTAACAAATCTACCTCTAGCTCTAGTATCTTTTTTATCAGTAGATGATGTAATTGTAAAGGGACTCAAAGCAGTTGTTGTCTCCGATTGTTGAGGATATCTTTTTACAGCTAAAGTTACTTTTGCATTTCCTTGTAAATCTTTAAAATCAGGTATAAATCTTCTAACTGCTAAAAATACTTCTCCTGCTGTCCCTTGAGCTTGTAAATCAAAATCATATGATTTAACAAATGAAGTTACTGTTGTTGTACTACCGTTAGGATTTACTTGATCGGTTCCTACTTCATGTTCAAATAATACAGTTTGTCCTAAACCAGATTCACCAACAATTACTGGAAATGTTCCAGTGTCACTGTCATTAAATTTAGTTGCAAAAGGTTTTGGATATACACTTGCATCAATCCAAGTTGTTCTAGACTCTGTTCCAATATACCAAACACCGCCTGGTAATTTTTCTCCACCCGCTCCATAATTATATACAACATATTGATCATTGTATTCAGATCCTTGTGATGGATAGTACCAAGTTACTTCTGTAAATTGATTATTTAATCCAGCATAAATTTGTTGACCTTTTGTTGTATCTGCTTGATCATAAACATAATCTTCAACAGAACATGGTAGAGATTTAACTGTACCATCAAACATAAAGAAACCATTATTAGACATCCAAAATGCAACTCCATCTATTTCAACAGCAGCATTCTTACCAATTAATCCACAGTTTGTACCCACTTGTTCAAAACCAAATGTAAAAGGAGCACCAATAAATTTCATTGTGTATAGTGCATTGTCTGTCCAAACTAGAATTGTTTCCTTTGCTTTTAAAGAACCTATAATTTTAGTTCCATCTTGTAGTCTTTGTGTACCAGCACTATTAATTGCTGTTGGTGTATAATCATTTATATCTTCTTGGTCCGAGAATCTAATAAACATATCATCTTGAGTTGCTGTATCTCCAATGGTTGTTTCTGTTCCTAAATGAATTAAGTGACGTGTTGTAGGTGATACTAAAGAGACTCTAGTTGCTGTTGGGTTATTTGTTGTCTCGAACCCTGATGTAGTTGTTGATGCTCTTGTTGTTAATCTTGATGTGTCTCCAGAATTCCATGTAAATGTTTTTCCATTTGCAATCGTTGCAACAAGAACTTGTCCAAAATTACTTAATGACCAAAGACCTGGTTCAAGTGATACATCATTTGCAGACGAAGCATCTCCCCATCCACCTGTACCCCAAGTATCTGTTCCCCAACCATAACCATAAGATTGTGCAGCGGGTCCAACAGTCTCATAAGGTTTAACATCTATACTTCCACCAGTAGCTACTGTTCCTGTTGCAGCTGTACTTTGTGTGATTGTAAATACCGTTGCAGATGTAATACCTGTTACTTGAAATAATTTATCTTCAAAATCAGAATCAACGTAACCAGTTCCTCCTGGTAAAGTTACGTTATCTAATAATACAATATCTCCTGTAGATAAATTGTGATTACTAGATGTAGTGATAGAACAAATGGCTGAGGTATTTGTTGTTGCAATTGTTGCAGAAGATAATGTCGCTTTTAAAGGTGTGATGTCATATAATTGACCTTCAAAATAAATGAGTAAAAATTTATCAGTTCCTATTGCAACATATCTATTTCCATCTAAATCCACAAAAGCGAATTGACGTCTTGCAACACCAACTATTGTATCAGTGACTAATGAAGCCCAACCACCAACTTTTTCTGGTAAACCATATCTAAATCTAACATTATCACAATCTACCCAACGCTGTTCTGCGCCAGATGAAGTATCTTGCTTGTCTATTCCCGGTAAGACTTTAAAGTCAATTAGAGCCATCTGTTAGCTCCTATATGTTATCTTTGTAGACCCAGCCTCTTGTTGCATTAACATAGACTAATGTAAATGCTGCTGTGTTTGTAGATACTACTAAATCAGAAGCAGATCCTAAAATATTAGAACTATTTCTACCTATTGTTAAATTGTTTGATGCAAGATTATTACCTGAATCTATAAAATGTACTTCATCACCAACTGATGGTGATGCTGGTAAATTAATTGTAACTGGTGCACCAATACCGCCTCCAGAAGTATCCACTAAAACTTGGTCACCATTAACTGTTGTGTATGTAGCGCCTGGTGTAACATATCCTTTATTTCTAATACCTAAATTAATATTTGTGCCATCAGAATAAACTAAATTAGTTGAAGCTACTGGTAAAGTAACACCAGTTCCTGATACTGTTTTAACTGTTAAAGTAA